AGCCTTTTCAAGGTGAATTATGTGGTCAAGTATTCCTACACTATAATCATGCAGATGGACAGTTTGCAAAGAGCAATTTGTATGATAAAAGACCTATGCTAGGAATAGTCAAATAACGTTGAATATCAACGCAATCTAATATAATCTGGAGTTCTATGTTACAGAAGATAAACTTTTTGCCTGGATTTAATAAACAATTAACTGAAACTCAAGCTGAAGGTCAATGGGTTGATGGAGATAATGTTAGATTTAGATATAACACGCCTGAGAAAATAGGGGGTTGGCAACAATTAGGTGAAAATAAACTTACGGGTGCAGCTAGAGCTATGCATCATATTGTTAATAAATCAGGAAATAAATTTTCTATTATAGGAACCAACAGAATTTTATATGCTTACACAGGAGGAGTATTCTATGATATCCATCCTATTCGAGCAACTACAACTTTAACTAGTGCCTTTTCAACTACAAATGGATCAGCTGTAGTTACAATAACTTTTTCTAGTGATCACAATCTTGCTGCAGGAGATATCATTTTATTAGATAATTTTTCTACAATTACAAATTCAAATTTTGGGGCTTCTGATTTTAATGATAATAAATTCATGGTAACCTCTGTGCCATCTTCAACGACAATCACTATTACCATGTCCTCAACTGAAGGAGGATCAGGTGCATCTACTTCAGGTGGTATTAGAGTTCAATCTTATTACAGCGTTGGACCTGCAGGACAACTTCCCGGTTTTGGTTGGAGTTTAGGACAATGGGGTGGAACAGTATCAGGAGAAGCTACGACAAGTTTAAATGGAGGTATCAATGCTTCAACAACAACTATTGTATTAACAGATGCTACTTTGTTTCCATCTTCAGGAACAAGTTTTATTCAAATAGGTAATGAAGAAATTTCTTATACAGGTATATCAGGAAACACCTTAACAGGTGTAACGAGAGGAGTTAGAAATACCACAGCTGCATCACATTCAAATGCAGACACTGTAACTAATTCTACAGACTATGTAGCGTGGGGAGAGGCTGCATCGGGTGACTTAGTTATTGATCCAGGCATGTGGTCAATAGATAACTTTGGTGATAAAGTCATTGCCTTAATTCACAATGGACAAGTATTTGAATGGGACTCCAACGCTTCGAATGCTACATCAAATAGAGCAACAATTATTTCAGGTGCACCAACTGCATCAAGAGATATGATTGTGTCTACACCTGATAGGCACTTAGTATTCTTTGGAACGGAAACAACAATCGGTGATTCATCAACACAAGATCAAATGTTTATTAGATTCTCAGACCAAGAAAATATTAACTCGTATACACCCACAGCAACCAATACAGCCGGTACACAGAGACTAGCCGATGGATCAAGAATCGTTGGAGCTGTTAGAGGACGAGATGCTATTTATGTTTGGACAGACACCGCTTTATTTACGATGCGTTTTATTGGTCCACCATTTACATTTGGTTTTACACAAGTAGGTACAAACTGTGGTTTGATAGGACAGAATGCAGCCGTTGAAGTTGATGGAGCTGCATATTGGTTTTCAGAAAATGGTTTCTTCAAATACGCTGGTAATTTAGAAACACTAACTTGTTTGGTTGAAGATTTTGTTTATAACAATTTAAATACAACAGCATCACAATTAATTAACGCAGGACTAAATAATTTGTTTGGTGAAATTACTTGGTTCTATTGTACAGAAAATTCTACAGTAATAGATCGATGTGTAACTTATAATTATCAAGAATCTGTTCCTGCTAGACCTATATGGACAACAGGCACATTAGATAGAACAACATGGCAAGATTCTTCTGTATTTGGCAAACCTCATGCTACAGATTACGATGCTAGTTCAAATGCCTCTTATGATGTTGTAGGTAATACGGATGGTTGTACAATTTACTATCAACATGAAACAGGGACAGATCAAGTTACATCTACTGCAGTGACAGCTGTGACTGCAAATATACAATCAGGAGATTTTGATATTACAAGAACTCAAGGAGGTCTTGCGGATACAAGAGGAGATGGTGAGTTTTTAATGAAAGTTAGAAGATTTGTGCCTGACTTTCTATCACAAACAGGTAATACACAAGTTACTTTAAATTTAAGAAATTATCCAAACAGCACACAAGCAAGTTCAGCGCTTGGTCCGTTTACGGTAACTTCATCAACAACTAAAGTAGACACGAGAGCTAGAGCAAGAGCTGTGTCTTTAAAAATAGCTAACACAGGATCTTCACAAAATTGGAAACTTGGTGGATTCAGATTAGATATACAACCTGATGGAAGAAGATAATGGCAAAGATAGTTCAAGTATTAACAAGACCAAGTAAAGAATATAGACAAGATGTTGCTGATGCACAAGTAAGAGATCTTGATGCCATCGTGCAAAAGTTAAATACAACATATCAACAAGAATTAAAAGATGAGGTGGAAGCTGAAAACTTCTTTTTAAATTAATGGCTAACAGTTTTATAAACGCAAAGAAAGATTTAACTACAACAGATCTAACAACATTATACACTACACCTTCAGCAAACGTAGCTGTTATTAAATCAATATTAGTTTCAAACGATTCAGGATCAAGCTGTAATCTTGATGTTACTTTAGTAGACTCTTCTTCTAACACATTTAGCTTATTTAAAACTAAAGCTGTAGCATCTAACACAACGACAGAACTTCTTACCCATCCTCTTGTTGTGCAAGAAAGTGAGGCTATAAAGATACAAGCTAGCGACGCTAACGAACTACATGTGGTGGCTTCTATATTAGAAATACAGCCAAGAGAGGTAACAACGTAATGGAAACATTAAAACCAAAAGAGATTATAACCACTATTTCTAACCTAAAAACGGGAGAAATATACAAAACAGAGGAGGAATGGAAGGCTAAGGGTATACCTGAAACAGAGATAAGAAGAGATATAAAAGTAATCATGCCATCTCTTGATTTGTTTCCAAAAACCAAGTAATGTGTAAAATTACAGGATTTCTACCTGCTTAAACTTTAATTAAATTATGGCAATATCTAGATCAAAAATGAACAGACAATTACGAAAAGGCGGCGGGATAATGAATGTCGCTTCAGGGAACATTGGTGGTGGTAATTATGCAGGTATTCCAATGGGTAGTAGAACAGGCTTTGGACTTTTAAAAAAGATAGGACGAACAATTAGAAAAGTTATTCCTAATGAAATTTCAAAAGTAGCAGTTAAAGCTGCTCCTTTTGTTGCACCATTTAACCCTGCGTTGGCAGGAGCCATGGCAGGTATAGGATCTTTTGATCAAACAGGAAGTTTAAGTGATGCATTTAAATCAGGAGCATTAACTTATGGAGGTGGTCAAGCGGCTAGATTTATAGGTGGTGCAGGATTTCAACAAAATCCATTTACTCAAGGTGGAGCATTTAGAGGTGGCCTTGAAGGGTTTAAAGGAGGATTCAGTTCTCCTCTTGGAACAGAAACAGGTTTAGGTAAATTATTTTCAGAACCCGGTGCATCAGTAAAAGAAGTTCAACCAATAGGAGTTGATGACAAAGCAGCTGAAGCCGTAAGTAAAAATATTGCTGAAACAGGAATGGAGTTAAGAGATTTAACAATGGCAGGTCAACCTGTTGCTGGTGCGGATCCTGGAACTTTTGTTAGTCCTTTAGAGTATAAACAATTTTCAGAACCTTTTGGCATTACTGAAGTAACAAAAGATGTTGTTATTAAATCGGATCCTAAGATATTTGATTTAATTAAATCAGGTGATTATGGACAAGCTGCAGTTGAAGCAGGTAAAAAAGGATTAAAAGCTGTATTTACAAACAAAGATGGTTCACTAGATAAGACAGCTTTACTTGCTGCAGGATCTTTTGGTCTTACATATTTAGATGCTAAAAAAATAGCTGATGAAGCTGGAGAGGACATAGGAACTGAAGAAGAATACGATGAGGCAACTAAAGCTGCTAAGAAAGAAGAGTACGCAGGTTACTTAACTAACTTCTTTGGTGGTAAAAAAGATGGAGGCAGAATAGGTTATGGTACAGGAAGTAGACCTTCACAACTATTTAAACTTTTAGAAGAAGCACAAGCTGTAGGAGATGAGGATAAAATTAAAGAAATTAAATCAGATCTATTTAAAGAATTTGGATTAAAGTTAGCCAAAGGTGGTAGAATAGAATTAGCCGGAGGAACAGGTCGTAAGAGTAAGTATAAACCTGATATAAAAGTAAAACAAATAGATCCATTACAACAAGACTTTGGCTTTGGTGGATATAAATATAAAGGCGGTATTGGTGGAGGTGGATCTCCTTTTTCAAAAGCTGCCATAGCTTATTTATTTAAAACACTAGGAAAAACAGGTGGTAAAGATAGAAAATTTACAATGCCTAATCTTTATAAAATATTAAATAATCCAGGTAAGTTTCCTAAAGACGAAGAAGCTTTAGCTGCGTTTTTAAAAATAAAAGGATTTAAAGAGGGTGGTAGAGCAGAGTTAGCCATGGGTTCTGAAGTGCCTGTAAGAAAAAATAAAGCAGGAATAGAGGAACTTGATTATAGACAAAGTGGTGGTTTTGTTCCTATTGGTATTAAAGAAAAGGCAGACGATGTGCCTGCTATGTTATCTAAGAACGAGTTTGTAATGACAGCTGATGCTGTCAGAGGTATCGGTAATGGCAGTGTTGAAAGAGGCGCAGAAAAATTATATAACGTAATGAAACAAGCAGAAAAAGTAGGTAAAGCATAATGGCACAAGAATATACACAAACAGTCAGACGAGCCCCGTTTCTAGAAGCCGCTCAAGAACAATATGTAGATCTGTTAACACAAGCGGCAGGTCGTGCACCCGGCACGGCAGGTGTACCAACGCTCGCGGAACTTGGACCTCAAGTTGCAGGTGTAGATCCTTTAACACAAGCCACTCAACAAAGAGCGGCAACCCAAGCAGGTTTAGGTCAATTAACTTTTGATGCTACAACAGGTGCTGTGACAGGCGTGGGGACTGGTACGGGTGTTGCAGGTTTCCAACCTTTCTTTGATCAAGCAGCAGCTTATTCAGGTCCACAAGCTTTTCAAGCCTTTGCTTCGCCATATCAACAACAAGTTATCGATGCAACTTTAGCAGAGTTTGATGCTCAAGCTGCGAGAGGAATACCAGCATTATCTGCAAGAGCAGTTTCTGCAGGCGCTTTTGGTGGTGGACGAGAAGGTGTTGAAAGAGCAGTTTATCAATCAGAGTCTGATAGAAACAGAGCAGCATTACAATCATCTTTATTACAACAAGGATTTACTCAAGCCAATCAATTAGCACAACAAGCTTTTGAACAACAAAGAGGTTTAGCATCGCTACAGCCTTCATTAGAAATTTCAACTCAACAACAATTAGGTGGTGCAGGTACAGGAGCTTTAGCATATCAACAAGCCTTATTAGATGCTGCACAACAAAGAGCACAACTTCAATATCAAGAACCTTTTAGTAGACTTGGACAACTAGGTACAGGACTTGCATCACAAGCAGGTGGTATTCCTACAACAACTCAAACAACTGCACCTGCTGCAGCGTCAGCTAGTCCATTAAGTCAAGCTCTATCAGTTGGATTAACAGCATATGGTTTAGGCAACCTATTTGGAGGTAGATAATGATTTTTAAAAGACCTTCATTCAAACGTGGTGGTAAGCCAACAGGTATTGAGAGTTTAACTCCAAGAACAAAATTACAATTTGGAACACCTCAATTTAATTTTTTAGATCCTAGCATACAGAAACAACTTAGAATGGAAGCTGAATTAAAAAACAAAAATTTAAGAACTTCAAACTTAAGAACACCTAGTGGAGGTCTTAGTAAAGGAACTAGAGGCACACGTTTTTTAACTCAACTTCGTAATTTTGGAATACCTTCATTAAGCACAACAGCGGGCACATTAGCGATTCCTGTAGCTACAACAGGAGCATTAGCTTATATGAATAGACCAAAAACTTTAGCTGAAAAAAGATTTATGCAGAATTTCGGTGCATTAGATGAAACAATGTCGGAAGATGATTTAGCGGCCTACTTTGCAGAAAGAGATAGATTATCTAAACAAGGCGACGAGATTAGTTTTACTGATGCTATTTTTATGGATCCTGATACTAAAACTTATCCAAGCATGTTTGGTAGAACAGAGGATAGAAATAAAATTATAGAAGCAGCAAAGAAAAAGAAAGAAGCTCAAGAAAGAGAAGAAGCAGATCTTTCAGGTATAGGTGAAGGTAAAAGTGCAGAAGTATTACCAGGTGAAACTGCTTTAGATGCTGTATTAAGAGAAGGTAAAGTTATTGCAGAAAAAAGAGCTGAGAAGCAAGAGGTGCCTAATTCAAAAGACACTGATCCTGGTGGTCAAACTGTAGAAACATCTTTTGAATCAGAATTTGAAAAACAAAAAAATAGATTAGAAAAATATTTAGGTGCTAATAAAGATGAAGACAAAGCTATGATAGCTTTAGCTCTAGCAGATGCAATCGGTGAACCAGGTAACATCGCAGATAAAGCTAAAATATTAAATAATAAATTAGTAGGTATAGGTCTTAGCAAGAAAAAAGATAGAAAAGAAATAGCTAAACTAGCCTTCGCAGCAGCAACAGAAATAGAAAAAACTAAAATAGCTGCAGGTAAACAAGGATTTCAAGAAAGACTTTTTAATGAGTATATAAGATTAGATTCAAAAAAAAATAGGACTCCTAAAGAAGAAAAAAGACTTTCTCAATTAAAAGGAGGATTAAATATTAAAACGGGACTTACTGGACCTACGGCTAAAGCAGCAGGTGTAATTGCTGAAAATGTAAGAGATTCTATATCATCTTTAACTAATGCATCTGAAGCAGATAAAGCAGATATTTTAGCTGAGATAATAGGTGGAGTAAATCAACTTTTATTGCTAGAGGGTATTGACAAAAGTAATATTAGTAGCGTAGTTGGTTTTGATGTATCTCCATATTTTGGAAAAGCCGAAGGAGGTAGAGTGATGAAAGCCACTGGAGATATGGCAAGTGAAACACCTACAGAACCTGTTGCAACAAAACTAACTTTTGAACAACTTAGAACAAGATTACCAAAAGAAATCACAGATGATATTGTAAGATTAGTAGCGACAAGTGAAGAAGCATTACAAGACTTTTCTTACATTAGAACACAAGGTGATGTTGAAAAATTTAATGTGAAATACGGAGTTAATTTAGTATTACCACAAGACACGGCGTAGGAGGACTATGGCTGGTTATTTTAAATCTCTATTAGAACCAAAACCCGAAGATGTAAATCCACAGAAAAAACCAGGATTTCTTAATTATGTTACTGACATTCCTGTTGGAGTTGTTAAAGGAGCAAGTCAAGCTGTACAAGGACTTTTATCTCTTGGTGCAATGCCAATTGATTATGTTGCTAATACAAATCTATTATCTGCAATTGATAATATTTTTGAAAAGATAACGCCTGAAACAGATACAGCACTTGGTGATATTGTTTCTGTTCTATCACAATTTGGTATACCTGCAGCAGGTGCTGTTAAAATAGCTAGTGGTTTAAAAACTTTAAAAGGTGCAAGTCAACTTACAAAATTATCTAGCATTCCAACTATGGCAGGTAAAACATCAGAACTCGCTAAACGTGCAGGATTCTATGGTTCAATAGGTGGTATCACAGATTTTGTTGTATCCAATCCTGCAGAAAATAGAACTGTGTTTCAAACTTTAGGTTATGGAGAAGACTATAAAGGAAATGAATTAAAAGGATCTGCAAAAGCAGCAGAGGCATTTAAACAAAAAATTAAATTTGGTGCAGAGGGTGCACTATTAGGAGGTGGTATTACGGCTGCACTTCCTGTGGCGGGGACGTTAGGTTTTAAATATGGATTAGTTCCTGCAGGTAAAGCTGTAGCTTTTGTAGGTGGAAACACTTTAAGAGCTTTAGATTATACTATCGTAAATCCTATGACTAAGATTATTGGTACTGAGACTGCAGGCACAGGTGTTAAAATGTTAGGAGCAGGATACGATAAAGCTGTAGACAAAGCTATGAGAGCTTTAAATATACCTAAAGCAGATTCTTGGAAGTTCTTATCTAAATCTCCAAATGCTCCTTTAAAAGACAGAATGTTAAAACGATTAGATAATTTTAAAAATTTATTTAAGTCTCCTGGACCTTTGAATGTAGAATCAAAAAGATTATTAGAACAAGTAGGATATAAAGTTAATAGAGATGAAAAAGCATTAATTAAATTAATGAATGATATTGATAATCAATTTAAAGATATTGCTAGTAATTATTCTGTGAGATTTAAAGATGGTTTTAAAAGCACTTCAATAGCGAAACAAGAGAATGATTTAATATTTAATTATTTACAGGCATCAGGACAAGATGCAAAAAATATTTTTGATCAACTACCAAATCAAGCCATTAAAAGATCTGCTAGAAGATTAAAAGCATTAATGAAAAATTTAGGTAAACAGTATGGTAGACTTTTATCAGAATCTCCTGATGAAGCAGTTAGAGATCTAGGTGCACAGATTATTGCAAATGGTGGTGCTTATCTAAAACAAGTATTTTCTGCATTCAAAAACAAAGCATATAAATTTGATCCTGAAAAAATAAAAGGTGCAAAAGACTATTTTAAAAACAAAGTTGTTTCTCGTAATGAAGATATTTTAAAAGAGGTAGATACTTTTGCAAAAACCACAAATAGAAATAGTAAAGAATGGAAAGAGGCTTTAGAAAAATTTTCTTCTAATAGAATGGAGTATCTAAAAAGACAAATTATTGAAAGTGATAGATCTCCCGACACAATATTTAATGCAGTAGC